TCCTCTGGCAGCGGGTGTATTTTCCACCGTCATGGCAATTCAAATACAAGTTGAGGATCCCGAGATCCCGGAAGACGAGCAACCAGCCTACTACGCCACGGGCATCGCAGGTCCATCGTGCATGGTCTGGAAGCGCCAGCAGGATCAGTGGATCTGCGAACCAGGAGAGTTGCCCGAAACGACGACGGCCATACCGATGGAGAAGGTGCCGTCCGCTCTTCAGGAGGAGATTCTCGCCCTGGCCAGGCGTGCTGTAGTTATTGGGCCCCAGGGCTGGAACCTGAACAACGGCTGAGGAGGTCGGATGGCTCCGTTTATAGCCAAACGGGTCAATCTCGCTTGACTATGTTATATTCGACCGAAACGCCGTCGCCCCCCGAACGCGTACAGCACCCACGCTCAACCCCAATCGATCCAACTGAGTCAGCATGAATCCCGAACACGCAGATGCTGCCGTTCTTGCAGCAGCTATCCTGACCCTGGTGGCGATTACTGCCAAACTGGTGTTCTCCAATCTCATCTCACGGGCGAAGAAGAACTGGGGCAAACTCGACTATGCGCGCCGAGATATCGTTGGCCGTCTCAAGAAGGCGCAACTCGCTCGCACCTCTGCAAAGGGGACCCTCGAGTTCTGGGAGCGCCGGTTGTCGGAGGCGATCCAGCGGCTCATGGACATGGAGCGGGATCTCGAGGCCTACGCTGAGCAGTTTGCGGATGAGGATGGGGAAGAGGGGGAGGAAGGAGCCGAGGTTGACACCGGGAAGGTCGCAACTGCTGATGATGAAGAAGATGGGGAGGCTGAAGTAGACGGAACTTCCAGCGATGAGCAAGATGAAGGGGCGGAAGAAGAGCCAGCAACGGAGTCTACAGGTGAAGATGGAGCTGTCGCAGACTCTGGTGTGACAGCGCCCATGCCGGAATCCACTGAAGCTGTCATCGAGCCTGATACAACCGCTTCGGCATCAGAAGAAACTCCCGATGACAGGGCCTGAGCGCTGGGAGGCCGCTTGATTTTCTTGACATCGATTCGGACGCCATCTAAGCTAGACAACATCCGCAAGACATAGCCGCTTTGCCGCTTTAGCTCAGTTGGTAGAGCACCTGATTTGTAATCAGATTCAGCTCAAATGTACAGATGTTTTAAAAACAGTGATTTATGCTCGTAAGTCACTTAAAGACTTTTAGTTACGCATTACATATCCCTCCATATTGCTCCGCTCTACTACGTATTCTTGGCCCTGTACAGGGCCAAAATAGGGCCAAAGCGGTTGCCGTGGTTCTCCCAATGGTCGTACATTGTACATGGCCTCAAGGAGTTCGATCATGGCAGAAAACACCGACCAAAAGACACGTCGCCCAGCGCCGGGATTCGGCCGTGTACGGCTGCGAAAAAAAGGGAAGGTCTGGCACGTACGGTATCGGCTGGACGATGGTGCCCGCGTCTCGGAGTCCCTGAATGTCACACAAAGGACCGTTGCTGAGGGCAAGGCCAAGGAGATCAACGACCGGCTGGAGCGCGGTGAGATCCGCTCTAAGGCCGATCTACTCGAAGATCGTGGCCGAACCTTCAAGACATTGGCTGACGCTTTCCTAACCGACTATCCGCGATGGTCTGACCGAACCCGCAAGTCAATGGGTCCTATCGTCAACAAGCTCGTTGCGAAATTCGGTGAGCGACCATTGGACACCATCACAACACAACAGCTGATTAGCCACCTCGCCGAGCGCGTCCGCAAGGACGGCCTCGACGCGAAGGCCAGCTACAACCGCTATCGTTCGACTCTATCCACAATGATGAAGTGGGCCGTGCAACAAGGCTGGCTGGCTCACAGCCCGGTTGATGGTATGGTGATGGCGAAAGAGGATGAGAAGGAGCCGAATCCATACTCGGAGGAAGAGTTGGCGCGTCTCCTGGCTGCGCTACCCGAAAAAGCGTGCGCCGTGGCCATCGTTGCCGTGTCCACGGGAATGCGAAAGGGTGAGTTGCAGTCGCTCGTCTGGTATCAAGTCAGGTTCGACGACAACGTTATTCGTGTGGTGAGTACAAAAGCTCACCTGGATCGCAGCATTCCGCTTGCACCTGAGGCCAGGGCAATTCTTGAAAAGCTCAAGCGTGAGCGACTGCAAAGGCGATTCGGCTCACCTGTCGTTGACTTCGACCAGGCGGCGTTGATTGCTGACGAGCCTGTGTTCGGTGCAGGCGCTGATATTTTGAAGGCTATCAAAAAGACTGCACGAGAGAAGGATGTGGGCATCACAGGTGCCACACAGCACCGCCTGAGGGACACATTCGGGACCCGTTGCTTTGACGTAAGCCGGCCATCCCAGGAAGTCCAGAGGCTCTTGGGGCACAAGACGAACGCCATGACAATGCGCTACGCAAAGGTCCGTGAACACCGCCTACACGAGGCGATAGGCCAATTGCCACCGCTGCCCCTCACAACGGCATTGGGGCCATAAAGAAAGGCTGAATATGGCAGAGAGAGACAACAGTGGTCGCTACGCAAAAGGGCATGGTGGCGGCAGACCTAAAGGCAGCAGGAACAAGTTCACCGACCTCAAGCAGTCGTTTCTGCAGGTATTCACGGAGCTCAATCCCACCGAGGACTGCGAGCATCTGATGACGTGGGCTCAGGCGAATCCGAAGGACTACTACGGCCTCGTATCCAAGCTGTTCCCTCAACGCACTGAGCTTTCCGGCCCCGATGGTAAGCCGATAGAACGTCGCGACGTGCGCGAATATTCACAGGCCGAGCTTCTTGGGATCATTGATTCAGAGGGCTGATGCCGCAAGAGAGTTGTTGAGCAGGCAAAACGCCGTTCAGGATCTTATTGCCTTCACCGAATACACCCTTCCTCAGTACGAGACCGCACCACACCATCGCCTGATCGCCGACAAGCTGCAGCAGGTTGAGTCTGGCGAAATTGCCCGGCTGATGATCTTCATGCCACCACGGCATGGTAAGTCAGAGTTGGCTTCCAGAAGATTCCCCGCCTGGTATCTTGGACGGCATCCTGACCAACAGATCATCACTGCCAGTTACAACGCTGATCTCGCTTCTGACTTCGGCAGGGAAGTTCGCAATATTGTTGGGTCTGCTGACTTCGGTAACGTCTTCGGGGTCACGCTGGCCCAGGACTCTCATGCAGCCAATCGCTGGCACACCAACAAGGGGGGCTCGTACGTCGCGGCGGGTGTAGGAACGGCTATAACAGGCCGTGGGGCCCATGTCCTGCTGATAGACGACCCTGTCAAAGACCGGGCAGACGCAGACTCCGAGTTGGTCCGCAAAGCTACGTGGGATTGGTACCGCTCGACGGCGTATACAAGACTCATGCCGGGTGGGGCAGTGATCCTTATCCAGACCCGATGGCATGAAGATGATCTTGCGGGGCGCTTGCTTGAAAGTGGAGAATGGGAAGTCCTGTCCCTCCCAGCGTTGGCGGAGGATGACGATCCGTTGAACCGCAAGGTAGGGGAGGCTTTGTGGCCGCAGTGGTACGACAAACCAGGCTTGGAGCATACCCGTTCTGTCGTGGGAGACAGGGAGTGGTCAGCCCTCTACCAACAGAAGCCACAAGCCGATGAGGGCGAGTATTTTAAACGTGAGTGGATTCGCTACTACCAACACCTACCTGAGAACCTGAGGTACTGGGGGGGCTCAGACTACGCTGTGACCGCCAATGGAGGTGACTTCACTGTGCATGGGGTAATCGGGGTGACTGCGGACCAGGACATCTACGTCGTTGATTGGTGGCGTCAACGGGAGACGACAGAGGTGTGGATCGAGGCATTCTTGCAGCTTGCCAGGCAATGGAAACCAGTACTGTGGGGGGAGGAGTCGGGGCAAATCCTCAAAAGCCTGGACCCGTTCATCACTCGCCGAATGCGAGAAACGCATACCTACGTGACACGGGAGCAATTCGTACCAAGCCGCGATAAAGCGACTCGCGCCCGCGCCATCCAGGGCCGCATGAGTATGGGGAAGGTCTATCTACCTGAGAACGCTTCTTGGACAGCAGAACTCGTAACGGAACTGCTGAAGTTTCCCTTCGGTAAGCACGACGATCAGGTAGATGTGTTGAGCTTATTCGGGATGATGCTGGACAAGTTACATGGCCGATCTGTTCAAAAGCCTAA